ATGATTGACTGCCGCAACTGGCTGGTGCTCGGCGGGCGCGGCGCGGGCAAGACCCGGGCCGGGGCCGAATGGGTGAAATTCCTGGCAATTGGCCATCTCGACCCGGTGGTGCGGCGCTGCCAGCGCATCGCCATCGTGGCGCCGACCTTTGACGAGGCCCGCATGGTGATGATCGAGGGCAGTTCCGGGCTCATGGCGGTTCATCACGACCGGGAGCGGCCGCGCTTCGAGCCGTCGAAGCGCACCATCACCTGGGAGAATGGCACGGTTGCCCAGATCTTTTCGGCGGAGGAGCCGGATGGCCTGCGCGGCCCGCAATTCGATGCCGCCTGGTGCGACGAGATGGCGAAATGGAAGCAGGGCGAGAAGGCCTGGATGAATGTGCAGATGGCCTTGCGGCTGGGGGAGGTTCCCCATGCCGTGATCACCACAACACCGCGCCCGACGAAACTCGTCCGTGAGCTGATCAATGATGCGGCAACCGTGATCAGCCGGTCGCGGACTGCCGACAACCACGCCAACCTCTCGCCCGCTTTCCTCCGGGATGTGGTGGCGCGCTACGCCGGGAGCAACCTCGGCCGCCAGGAACTGGATGGCGAGGTGCTGGCGCAGGATGAGGAGGCGCTGTGGACGCGCGACCTGATCGAACGCTTCAGGGTGCGCAGCCTGCCCGAACTGAAACGCATCGTCGTGGCAGTCGATCCGCCGGCAACGGCGGGCGAAAGGGCCAATGCCTGCGGCATCATCTGCGCCGGCCTGGGCACGGATGACCGGGCCTATGTGCTCGATGACGCCAGCTGCCGCCGCCTGCGCCCGCTGCAATGGGCGAAACGTGTGGCCGATCTCTATCACACGCGCGGCGCCGACAAGGTTGTAGCCGAGGTGAACCAGGGCGGCGACATGGTGCGGAGTGTGCTGGCGCAGGCCGACGGCACGGTGCCGGTGAAGCCGGTGCATGCGGCGCGTGGCAAGCAGGCGCGGGCCGAACCGGTGGCGGCACTCTACGAACAGGGCCGCGTCTCGCATCTCGGTGCGTTCCGGGAACTGGAAGACGAGATGTGTTCACGGATCGGCGAGGGCGGCAGCCCGGACCGGCTCGATGCGCTGGTCTGGGCGCTGAGCGAGTTGCTGCTGCGCAAGAAGATGGAACCCCGGGTGCGAGGGTTGTGATCCACGAAATGAGCCTTCCCCCGTCGCGCCAGCGATGGGGGAGGGTGCCCGAAGGGCGGGAGAGGGACTGGTTTCGAGCCACGCCCTCTCCCCCGCGTTCCGCGGACCCTCTCCCATGTCCTTCACGGACACGGGAGAGGGCAGCTGCGGCCACAGGAGAATGAAATGCTGAACTATCTGAAACCCTTCTTCACCCAGGCGGCGCGCGTGAAAATCTATCCTCCCCCCTTTGCGGGGGAGGTGCCGCGAAGCGGCGGAGGGGGCTGTTGCAAGGCTTCCTCTATGCGCAAGACGACACCATCAAGTGCGTGATTGATGTCGATGTTCCAGAAACGGAGCACGCGGAAACCCTGCGCGGTGAAGTGCCGGTCGCGTATTTGATCTGAAGCGAAGCGCGGACCTTCAGCGTGCTGTGATCCATCGACTTCGATGATGATGCGATGACCGAACTCGGCGAAGTCAAGAATATAGCCATCAAGCGGCACCTGCCTCCGGAAGTGAAAGCCGCGTCGGTTGAACGACCGAAGGCAGACCCAGAGCCTGACCTCTTCCCGAGTCATCGACTTCCGAAGTGCGCGCGCTCTTCCGACAAGTCTTGAACGAACCACCGGCCCCCTCCGCCGCTGCTGTGCAGCGGCACCTCCCCCGTGACAGGGGGAGGATAGACACAATTGAACAACTGGCAAAGGAACGACCGATGCTGAACTATCTGAAACCCTTCTTCACCAAGGCGTCGAAGGCGGGGGCGCTGATCGCGCTGCATGGCGCAGGGCGGCCGCAATGGACGCCGCGCAACCTCGCGGCACTGGCGCGCGAAGGCTTTGCCGGAAATGTCATCGGCTACCGCTGCGTGCGCATGATCGCCGAGGCCGGCGCCTCCGTGCCGCTGCTGACCTATGTGGACGGCAAGGAGGTGGAGCAGCACAGGCTCGCCAGCCTGCTGGCACGGCCCAACCCGTCGCAAAGCGGCCGCGACCTGATCGAGACGCTGCTGGCCCAGCTCATGGTGGCGGGCAATGCCTATGCCGAACTCGTGTCGCTCGATGGTGAGCCGCGCGAGATCTTTGCCTTGCGGCCCGACCGCATGGCCGTTGTGCCGTCACGCTCCGGCTTCCCGGAGGCCTATGACTATGCCGTCAACGGATCGGCCCTGCGGCTGCCGCGCGAGGCGGTGCTGCATCTGAAGCTGTTTCATCCGCTTGACGATTTCTATGGCCTCGCACCACTGGAGGCGGCGCGGCGGGCGATCGACACGCACAATGCCGCCAGTGCCTGGAACAAGGCCATGCTCGACAATGCGGCGCGGCCTTCCGGCGCGCTGGTCTTCGCCGCGGGCGACGGCCAGCTCACCGGCGAACAGTTCGACCGGCTCAAGGCGGAACTGGAAGCGACCTATCAGGGCGCGGCCAATGCCGGGCGGCCCATGATCCTCGAAGGCGGGCTCGACTGGAAGGAAATGGGCTTCAGCCCCAAGGACATGGAATTCAACGAAGCCAAGAACATGGCGGCCCGCGAGGTGGCGCTGGCCTTCGGCGTGCCGCCCATGCTGCTCGGCATTCCGGGCGACAACACCTACGCGAATTATGCCGAGGCCAACCGCGTGTTCTGGCGGCAGACGGTGGTGCCGCTGCTGGCCCGCACCTGCGAGGCGCTGGCGCTGTGGCTTGAGCCCCATGCCGACGGCAGGCTTTCGGTCCGGCCCGACCTCGATCAGGTCGAGGCCCTGGCGCCCGACCGCGACGCGCTGTGGAAGCGGGTGAACGAGGCGGTCTTTCTCACTGTCCCCGAGAAGCGGGCGGCGGTGGGCTACGGGGCATAGCGGGGCGCATCCCGCACCCATCTAAAACGATCTGTATACTGAGGAAATGTCATGAACCAGCGTTTGCTGAAACGCGGGGACGGAAAGCCATTGTCTGTGCTCTCCGGCTCCGGCGTCTTCCAGGGCTATGCCAGCCTTTTCCATCACCGTGACCCGTCGGGCGACATCGTCATGCCCGGCGCCTTTGCCGACAGCCTGAAGCGGCGGCGGCCCGCCGACATCCGCATGCTCTTCCAGCATGACCCGGCAGAGCCCGTCGGCACCTGGATCGACATGACGGAAACGCCGCGCGGGCTTTTCGTGCGCGGGCGGCTTGACCGCAACGTGCAGCGCGGGCGCGAGCTGATCTCGCTGCTCGAGACGGGCGGCCTCGACGGCCTTTCCATCGGCTTCCGCACCACGCTGGCCCGCCACGACCGGGTGAACAAGGCGCGGCGGCTCATTGCCGTCGACCTTCTGGAAATTTCGCTCGTCACCTTCCCGATGCTGGACGGTGCGCGCGTGACAAGGACGAAAGCCGCTCTCTGGGCCCTGGCGCAGTCCTTCTTCGGCAAGGGGCCCAACACCATCCAACACGGAGCAAACTGAACATGGACTATGCAACAACACTTGAAACAAAGGTGGCAGGCAGCACCACGCAGGACGATGTGCTCATCGCCTTCGAAGCCTTCAAGGCGGCCAATGACGAAAGGCTTGCCGAGATCGAAAAGCGTATGAGCGCCGATGTGCTGACCGGCGAAAAGGTGGAGCGCATCAGCCGCGCCATCGACGAGCTGACGCTGAAGGCAAAACGCCCGCAGCTTGCCGCCGAAACGAAGGAGGAGCCGAGCGAGCACAGGCGCGCCTTCGACTCCTATGTGCGCAAGGGCGAGGCGCAGGGGCTTTTCGCACTGGAGCTGAAGGCCATGTAGGTCGGCTCCAATGCCGACGGCGGCTATCTGGTGCCGCAGGAGACCGAGGCCGAGATCGGCAGGCTTCTGAGCCGGGCATCGCCGCTGCGGGCGATTGCCGATGTGCGCCAGGTATCCTCCGCCATCTATAAGAAGCCCTTCGCCACGGCGGGCGCTGCCGCAGGCTGGGTGGGCGAGACGGGCGCGCGCAGCCAGACCAACACGGCGACCATCGCCGAGCTGCAGTTTCCGGCCATGGAACTCTACGCCATGCCGGCGGCAACGCAGGCGCTGCTCGACGACAGCGCCGTGAACCTCGACCAGTGGATCGCCCAGGAGATCGAGACGGTCTTTGCCGAGCAGGAGTCGGAGGCCTTCGTCACCGGCAACGGCAGCAACAAGCCCAAGGGCTTCATGGACTATACCAAGGTGGCGCAGGGCTCGTGGAGCTGGGGCAACACCGGCTACATCGCCACGGGCGTGGACGGCGCCTTTGCCGCCTCTAACCCGAGCGACAAGCTGGTGGACCTGATCTACGCGCTGAAGGCGGGCTTCCGCCAGAACGGCAGCTGGATCATGAACCGGGCCACGCAGGCGGCGATCCGCAAGTTCAAGGACACGGCGGGGCATTATCTCTGGCAGCCGGCGGCCAGTGCTGAAGGCCGCGCCACGCTGATGAACTTTCCGATCGTGGAAAGCGAACACATGCCTGACATCGGCAGCGACGCCCATGCGCTGGCCTTCGGCGATTTCCGCCGCGGTTACCTGATCGTCGACCGGGTGGGCGTGCGCCTGCTGCGCGATCCCTATTCGGCCAAGCCCTATGTGCTCTTCTACACCACCAAACGCGTGGGCGGCGGCATCCAGGATTTCGACGCCATCAAGACGCTGAAGTTCGGCACCGCCTGAGAGCGGCCGGACAGTTCCTCCCCCGCTTGCGGGGGAGGAAGCCCATTGGAGATTCAAGACATGCCCCTGATCCAAACCGCTCCACCGGAGACGGAACCCATCACCGTGGCCGAAGCCAAGACGCATCTGCGCGTGACCCATGACAGCGAT